GGCAATCTTTGCCAAGTTACGACCCATAGACAGCATATCGGCATTGGTTTTACCCTTACCTTTGCCTTTACCGCCCATTGTTTGCTTCTGGGTTGGGCCGCTATCGCCAAGGTTTGTGCCTTCAGTCTTGCCTTTTTTAGCAATGCCGTCGGCTGATCGTGTGTATGCCATTTTAATCTCCTTAACTTACCGTTACTGTACCAACAAATGTGCTTGCCACCAAGTAGTTTGGTGTCAATCCTGAATCAAAATTACTAGCTCCGCCTACTGGGTTCCATCCCCACTGGATGTCCCGTGAACCACCAGACAAATTACCATTTACATTGACACCAGAAGTGACATACGTTGTGTCTCTACGTGGATTGCGTAAAGCTTGCGGGTCATCTACAGGAAATGTACCCAACATTAACTGCGGTTGATCTGGATCCCAACACTCAGCGCAAACCAATAACTGATACTTACGTTGCTTAATGATCTCAGTCTTAAGCGTTTTAAGTTGATACTGTTGACCACAGCGATCACATTCAGCAATCGCTATCTTGCCGGATGCAAACCTATTTCCCATTACGTGCTACCAATAAACATCTGTCTTGGCACAAGCCTAATAGCCGCTTTCTCACGGTCTTCACCTGCGGCAATCTCAAAAGTTTCATTGTAAATCTGTTTAAGCATCTCAATACGCGGCATTAGCTCAGGTACTTTAATAGCTATGTGGTAAGCCAGACCTGATACCAAAGCGGGCAAGAAACGGAAGTTCATGTCTGCTGTCTCAATACCAGCACCAGCATCTTGCACTCTACGCAAACGATAGTACACAAATTGGTATGGTGTGGAGTTGTCTGGCGTAGGCCATACAGTAATGGCTGGAAGCTGGGGAACAAACACGGGTGTCGCAACGTTGTGAGACACGGCAGTTGTATTGTTCTGTCCACGGAACACTCCACCCAGTACATTTCCTGTTACATAGGTGTAGTAAATGTCTTCTGAATCAAGGCGGATAAAGCCTGAACCAGCCAGTCCAACTACCGAGTTAAGGGTAATTGTTGTGTCTGTAGAAGAAACTGCTGATGCAACAATGAGTGCAGTTGGGTTAGTTTCTCCAGAAAGCCTTTGAATCCACACCTGAATTGGACGAGCTTGCTGAAGTTTATTGGGAATAGTTGCATAGGTAGAAACACTAATACGGGTGATTGTTAAATCAGCCTGCGTAGAAGATGAATTAGCACCAGTACGGATTAGATGTTCTAGCAAATCAATTGTATCTGTAGGCAATGCGTATGTAGCCAAACCAGGAGTTAGGTTAATAACACCTTGCTCCATAGTCCACATATTGATTCCCTTAGATTGCCACTCAATGGTCATCAAGTTCATAGACCTACGTGCAGTACGCAAGTCATAACCTGAACGCATTTCACGACCAGCCCGCTCCCAAGCTTCCTCGGCAATCTCCGTGAAATCCATGTTGAAGAGGGTTGATCCTGTAGTGGTCATTTCTTAGCCGCTCTCATGTTGTCAACTAGGTTTGGATATGGGCGACCAGCGGCTTTTGCCATTGCCTTAGCTTTTGACTTCTTTGCAGAAGATAACTTTTTAGGTTTACCCAAATCATCAGGCCGTGGTTTATCCCAAACTTCACCGCCTTCATCAAAACGATGGGTTAAATTAACACCAAAACCTTTGACACTTGGGCCACTTTTATTCAGGCTACCATCCAAATAACCTTGCAAAGAGGTGTTAGCGCCCAATTGTTTTTCAGCAGTTAAACGGCCAGACAATTCTTTTTGCTTAAGATTTAAACGTGGACGCTGTACATTAAATTTTACATCGTTAGCTTGTGCCTCTTCCTCAACAGATCCGCCTTCAGCGTACTGCGTAAAATCAGTGTCATCACGGCGAGCCTTGCGACTCCCCTTGGGCATTTTGCTTGGGAGAACGGCCCCCATTCCACGGCTTGCCATCATATTAGTAGGCGCAACCGCCGCCCTTCATGGTAATCATAGTGCCTTTAGTCTTGCCTTTAGTAGCGCAACCATCTGCACGTTTAGAGGCAGAAGAAATCATGCCACCAGAAGCTTTTTTCGGGCCATCCACTATACGGTTACGTGCAGCAAATGCCGCTGCTTTTGGTGCTTTTAACAACATAGTGTCTGTGGCAGATACCAAGCCTTTGGCGGCGTTGAACGCAGCAGAACCATACTTGCCTTCTGTAAAATTTTTAGAAGCAGCTTCACCGTATTTTTTGGTGTTAGCGTCGCCTTCGTCAACTTCTGCGGCTTGGTTAGGAGAATATTTTCTAACGCTATCCATGATTGACTGGCCCTTAAGCTTACCAGTTGTGGTATCTGCTTCTGGCATTTCTTTGTTGTAGGCTTTATCAGCCGCTGCTCGCATTTTGCGGTCGGCTTGCTCTTGACGAGCTTCTTTTTCTGCTGGACTCATGATAATTCCTTAACAAATTTTGCAACGAGTCTTGCCTTTAGTGGCAATACCGTCAGCACGTTTAGAAGCAGATGAAACCATTCCACCGGAGGCATACTTCTTAACTGCACCGCCGCGTTTTTTAGCCATCACATCAGTTACGTCAGTATCTTTACTGTAGCCTAGTTGTTTTTTAGGAACTCCTTTAGCTCCAGCTTTTGCCGCACCTTCGTAGTCACGAACAACAAAGTCTTTACCCGCTACAGTTCCTGGACGTTCAAGTCTTGGATTATTTAATAGCGCTTTTTTAGCTTTTTTTGACGCATCGTACATTTTGCCAAGTTTGTATAAACCAGCCGTACCCGCGCCAATTGCTGCGGTAGCGCCCAATGCGTTCATTGCATTCTCAAGATTACGGCTAGTTTCTGAAGAGTCAACTTTTTCGCCTCCTTGAGGAGCTTTGGTAGATTGACCGGGAATTTGTGATGCGCTAGAACCTGCTGGCGCAGGTTTACCACGGCCTTCATTGCTATAGTTTTTATCTAAAGAAGGTTTGTTAATTAAATCACTTCGGTCAGGGCCAGTGTCACGTAAACGTGGAACTTGTGCGGCTGGAGTAGATGGCTTAGCAGGCGCTACAGGTTTTGTTGCCGCAGGACGTGAAGGCGTAATAGTTTCACTAGAACTGCGCCCAGCACTTGGGCCATAGTCTGAATACATATCATCAGACAAAGGAGTAGAAGATGCAACAGGCTTAGAAGGTGTAGCGGGCGTAGCGGGAGGGCGTACAGTTACAGGGGCAGGAGTGGGAGTCTCAGCTTTACCGCGGCCAGCACCAAATTTGTTATACGCTTCTGTGCCTGGCTGGTCAATGTTGCCCATGCGTATACGTTCAAAGAAACCTACAGGTTTCTCTTTATTTGATATGTCTAAGCCACGCTGTTTTGCTGCGGCTTCATCAACGCTACCACCTTCGTCATAGCGTTTAAATTTTTTCATTGGTTTCTTAGTAGCCATAATAAACTCCTTAGCAGGCTCTGCCGCCACGTTTCATTGCAATCATTGTGCCCTTGGTTTTGCCTTTAGAAGCAACGCCATCCGGTGTAGCACCAACTTTTACTGCGCCCATTTTAGATGGAGCCATGCCACCTTTAGCCAGTTTAGTCATAGTCGCGCCTTTGTGCAAACGGCCTTCGTGTTTATTCACGGCCTTCTGCATCATCTTCTTGTCCATCTTCACATCTTGATGTTTCATTTCGCCACCTTTAGAAAATTTCTTGCCTTTATCGGCAGTTACAAAGTCCTTACCTACTGAAGTAGGCACTCCTGCTTTCTTAGCAAACGATGGCGAATGAGCTATCGCGGCCATGAAATTGTGTTGCTTCTTACTTGTGCTCGGCATCATTTCCCCGCTGAAAGAAGCTGGTCAATTTTTGCTTCAAGCTTGTTAAAGCGTTGGTCAATGTGGTTAGTAATTTTGTCAATTTCTGCTTGAGTAACGTTATCACGGGCAACCTCCTCGCGTGTTTTGTTCAACAGAATACTGATACGAGCCAGCTCCCTGAACTTTTCATTCATCATATAGCCTAACAGTCCAATCACTAAAGACAGAACGGCAGACCAAGCGGTGTTTAGATCTAACAATTCCAAGCCCTCAATGCTTTATTGATTCTTGAATCTGGATCGTTGGCTGTCTTTGCACTGGTTAGCTTCTTCTTCATGCCGCCCATCCTCGCACAGAAAGAGTCGCGCCGGGAGCCGCCTTCTGGCTGGGGCGCTTTCAAATTCATACCTTGCGCTTTGGCTGAGGCGCGGCCTTTCGCATTCAAGCCGCCCTTCTCTGATTTGCCTTCTTTCCTCTGCCATGCTGGTGACTTAGCCATTTACGACTTTCAGTTTGGAGTGGTAGATATTCTCTAACATTGGCATCACAACTTCTTCACGAAAGTTGCGCTCAAATGTTTCCTGACCTACGTGCGGGAGACTAATGTCTACGTCAATGTAAACAGTGAAACCCATCTCAGTGGCTCTATCGCAGAACAAGTAGTCTTCACCAACATACTTGCCATCACGGATAGCAAAATCAAACACTGCTGACATCTTCTCTGTCGGGGACTTCTCATAAGTCCACTCAGGATGTGCAAATACCATCTGCTCAATAACATGACGCTGGATCAACATGAACCCTGTAGGCGCACGTTTTAAACGCATCAATGAGCCTTTAAACTCTAGGTCGCCATTTTCATCATGGTAAACATCAGCAAAGAACTTAGCATCTTTAGCTCTGCGTGGGTATGCGCCCGCAGTTATATCCATGCCACCGCTCTGCGCCATCAAGCGCATGATGTCGTCAGGCGTAACGATTACATCAGCATCAATAAACAGAAGCTCTGTGCAATCTGTTTTTAAGAATTCGTGTACCAACGCATTTCGTGCCATCGTAATGATGGAGCAATTGGAAAGATCAGACAACGTGACGGACACACCAAGGCTCATTGCTTTGGGCATTAACTGCGCCAGAGCAAAAGCTGTCTTGATGTTTAGCTTGCCGTCATAAGCTGGAATGCCTATGAACAGTTTGCGTCCCGTCAGGGTTGCCTGTCTTGTTTCAGCCATAGTAGATCTGCGTTGAATCAATGTTGGTCATCAGTGCATAAATGCCTTGAGTAGCCAATACTCCTTCGCCCGGAATAATGGGTGCATTACTAAAGGTATCAGTACTGTCT